GGCTCTCGATGTCAACGACAGTATGTTGCGTGAGATCGAATTGGAATTGGCTCTCGAATACGTTAACGATGGAATCTGCGCAATGTATAGTCATTGCGATGATGTACTGACGCCAAATTTGAGACTTCTGACACACGAAATCGTTCGCCGAACGAATAGTGTATTGAACCGATAATCCTAACGCCCGCCCTTTGGGGCGGGCATCTTATCCACCTAAACGGTAACGACAATGACCAAGAGACAAGCCGATTTAGCCCTACTCGAAGCATCTCGCCTAATGCTTACCATCATTGACAGAGAAAAGAATCTCAATGGTAGCAAGTCATTGATTCAGAAGGCTCAGCGTAGATACGACGCATTGATTAAACTATCTGCAAGTGTGATACTGTTAGAGACGGACGTACTGCCGAGCAAGTTAGCGGACAAGGTTGAAAAGAAGACGTTAGAAGTAACAATGTTCTTTTTTCGGTCGTAAGGTTGACACCAACACAATACTTTTGTATTATACGTGTGTCCACAACGGACACCACCTAACCACCTAAACGGTAAATACGATGACAGTATTAAACACTCCCGAGCAAATCGCCGCATTCCGACTACGCTCTGTGATCGCCGGTCTCACAATAGAAGTGAAAACCGGAATGAAGCATAGTCGAGTTAACCTTCTCCAAGTGGCACGCAAGGTTTATGGCGTCAAATCCCGAACCAAGGTTGCCGCATTGGCTGAGTTGCAAGCCATCTATGACGAAATGGTAAGCTGAACCAAACGGCCGGCCCCTCGGGGTCGGCCACTAATTTCCACCTAAACGGTAAAAACAATGAAAACAAATGACTTGAAGAAAGGGATGCGAGTTCGACTTATGAATGGTTGGGACGCTACCATAGAAGACAACAAGAGAGGTAATATCCGGATGGCCACCGTCGAGGGATACTTTACAGAGAAGGGAAGCATCTATGCGTGGGACATTGCCTACTTGTATTCTGATAAAGGGATGGTCAAGATCGTCTTGACCGAAGCGCAGAAGAAAGCGCAGAAGTTAGCCACCTCATTCTAAGTTTGCACCACCGAGTAACCCCACTACTCACAGTGCAAGGCCCAACCCCGTTCCCGCCCTACTTGGGGTTGGGCCACCTTTTTCACCTACAACGGAAAACCTTATGTCACACTATCCCGTCATTTCGCTTTCGAAAGACTTCTTGCAAGGAGCCGGCTCCGCAACTATTACGTGTATTGACGCCGGTTTGTGGGAAGCAACGATTACCGTCGAGGATTGGAGAATCAAAGATGCTCGACTTACCACCATTCGACAGATGCTACATCACCTCCAAAAGCAGGCATTAGAGTCCACTACCGACTTGTTTGATGTTGTAGCCGGATACCTATACAGACTCGATTACGATGAGGTAGAGGAGGATTACAAATGGAGGCGTGCTAAGATCAGTGATATGGAATATTTACGTAGGGGAACCATTGCAAACTTCCTTACGGTAATTCACACTACGTGTAAGTGGATGAGCCTCACCGAAATTGCCTATGGATTAAGCGATGTAGTACAACTACAAACAAAAACGTATTGACCACGAGCCAACAAGTTTGTATATTGTTAGCGGTCTAAGAAGACACCTAACAACCACCTAACCACCTAAACAAAAGGTATCAAATGGAAAACAAGTTAGAAGAACGCAAAGAGCGACTATTGTCATTGCAATGGATGCGCAAGGCGGCCGGCATTACGTGGTCAGAATGGGCGCGAGAGATGGGAGTAGCATCCGGCTCATTAACGTCGACAACTTATATGGCCGTGGTGTCGGAATCCCGCTTGGTAGAGATGGCCGAAGCGCTTGATCGTGTAATGGCTCGTCGAGAGAAGCTACTTAAAGAACTGCAAGATGAACTGTCTACTCTTACGGAGTCTTGGACAAGCAATGAAGCGGTGGAGTGATGAGCAATAAAAAACCAACACAAGCCGAAACGGTGCTTCGTCATATAGCACGTTTTGGCTCGATAACCACGTTTGTTGCATTCAATCATTACCATATCACACGACTTGCTTCCCGTATACACGAATTGCGTGCAAAGGGACATCCTATACACGGGTGCAAGGAGATCAGCCACAAAGCCGGTGGACAGTATACCATCTACTATGTCGATGAAGAGTATCGCGTCAACCTAAGCCCCAAAAACGATGAGCGGAATAGTTAACATACACGGCAAGCAATACAAGACCGTTGCCCTACGTGTCAGCGAGTTTCGAGAGAAGCATCCGATAAGCGAGGGATGGAGCATACAAACCTCCATATATCACGCCGACGATCAGTCGGTCATTATTCAAGCCTCGATACTGCACAACGGTGCCGTGATGGCGCAAGGTTTTGCCGAAGAGGTAAGAACGGAAAGAGGAATCAATTCTACGTCAGCGTTGGAGAATTGTGAGACCTCGGCCATCGGTCGCGCTCTTGCTTGTGCGGGATTTGGAGGGGACGAGTATGCCTCCGCTGATGAGGTTGCTAACGCAATCAGCCAACAGAACCGACCTCGTCCCGAACGCAATGGTAGACCCGTTTCGAATCAAGGCCAAGCACCTACCCAATGGCTAAACGTTCGAGACAAGAACGGCAATCTTACAACGGTAGGAAGGGAAGTGTTGTCACAAGTGAAAGATGGTATTGTTACCATTGATGAACTCAAACAACGGTATAAGATCAATCGTAAAACCTTAGACGAACTTGCCAACCCAATCGTCGATGACGGTTTGCCGTTTTAACATATCACCGTATATTACCAACCGCGCCTTGTCGCACCACTAAGAACCATAAAACCTAAAAGCACCTATGGAACGCTTACCACACAACAAGCAGAAGTCTACGGTTTACGTAGTAACGGCAGAACTCGTTCAAAGCCCTCTTTACGCCAAGAGCGATTATTTGCCGAAAGAGGACAGAGTCATTGAGCGCAAGACCTTCTATCTCTACACATCTTGCAAACGGTCTTGGAATCACGTAGCGAAAGCATACTTTGGCTATCAGAACCAAGGCATACGCAAGAGAGATAGGTTCAAGCCAAAAGATGCAGTTGCCCGACTCAAAGTACCACACACCGACCTTGTGATCGACATATATCACGACACGACCCTTAGCTTTGACGAGTATAACGGTTGGACGAATTGGGTAACGTGGGCTTTCATTCTAAACTGCACGAACGTAGAACATCTCTACGAGTTGTGGATGAACCCGAAGGTTTCACTCCCGAATCTTATTAGGGCCTATCGTGGACACGCTCACGACTTGGATGCGTTAGACCACCCGAATATGCCAATCAATTGGCACGAGGTAATAATAGCAAGACAACAAGATATTGATGAGTCCAAACAATATGCATAAAGGTTACTACGGCTTCAAAAACGTTGAGACGTTTTGGTTTGTAGAACACTATCGAAACCACGAAGACGCCTATCACCTTTGGATGGACACCGAGGTTCACTTCAACGAACTCGTTGACCGCTACAATGATGACGCTTCCATAATAATGAGGCCATCACAGATACGGAAGGTTCATCGGATAGAGGTGGAGCGGATTCGAGAGCAAGACAGATTGCCTTGAAAAACGCCTACTACTTCTCACACGACTCTAACGCAAAGGATGACCCGAAGTGTATGATGCTCATTGAGGAATTAGGTTTAGAGGGCTACGGAGCATATTGGGTTCTTATCGAGACCCTACGCGACCAACCCGACCATAAAGCACCACTCGCTATACTTCCCGCTCTTGCAAGGAGATACAACACGACCGCAGAGAAGATGAAGGCCGTTGTGGTTCGGTATGACCTATTCCAAGTTGATGAAGCAAACGGAACCTTCGAAAGCGAATCGCTCTTGCGTCGGATGGAGATGGTTCAAACCAAGAGCAAGAAAGCACGGGAAAACGCGCTAAAACGATGGGATGGCAAAGCACCCGCAGGGCCATCGCAAAGCACCGGCAATGCGACCGCAATGCAAACGCAAAGCGACCGCAATGCTATAAAAGAAAAGAAAGGAAATGAAAAGAAAGGAAAACAAACCTTAGCGGGCACCGAGACCAAAGCGGTTAGGATTTGGATGGAGACGCTTCGTCAACACGGCATCCAAGTGTACTATCGAGACCTCATTAACAACGCCGACATCAAAGACTTCGATCTTTGGAAGGCTTGTTGCACCGAATGGTACGAGGCCAACTATCGAGTGACCAATGTGGTCGACTTGCTCAAACTGTACCGTAAGCGCATCGACGATGTGGTTATGATTACAAACGGGAAAACCGAGCAGGAACATCGCAAGGAAACCAAGCGGTACACCTATGACGAAATGCTTGCTATGATGTCGAAAGAAGGCTTGACCCAAGCAAACTTTCAAACCGAAGGCAAGCAACCCAATGGCAAACCGTGGTGGAGGCGTGTCTATTAGGTCGGAACACGCCTTGCAAGCAGGTTGCGTCGATTGGTTTCGGTATCAATATGCCGACCAATCGGCGCTCTTGTTTGCGATCCCTAACGGTGGTGCGAGAAACGCTATCACGGGAGCGTTCCTAAAAAAGGAAGGTGTGGTTGCCGGAGTAGCCGACCTCTTCTACGCTATGCCTCATATGATGACTGCAAAGGTCTCATCCAAAGGAAAGACAATTTTCCACGGTTGCTTTATTGAAATGAAACTTCCACACGGGAGGCTCTCCAAGCCGCAACAATACTTTGCGCGCCGTATCACGGAGGTCGGCTATCGTTACGAAGTGATTCGCAACTTAGATGAGTTCATCACACTTGTACGATGGATCAACGATTATAAGATTGTGTAACCGTGAACGATATGAAGAGCAAAACACGCTATGCCAACCCGCACAAAACGTTCAGAAGTACCGAAATGAACGATATGCGTGAACCACTTAGAACAAAGGCCAAGTATCTTGGCTTGTTGTTGTTAGTCCTACCATTCATAACACTTCTAACAATATGGAGTCTATTTCCGACAAAGCGAAACTCGTAGAGATCGACAAGGTCAAGCCTAACGAGAACAACCCTCGTCTCATCAAGGATGCCAAGTATGAGAAACTCTTGCAATCAATCAAAGAGTTTCCCGAGATGCTTCAATACCGTCCGCTTGTTGTCTCTCCGGATATGGTTGTCTTGGGCGGCAATATGAGACTCGCGGTTCTCAAAGAACTTGGTTGGAAAGAAGTGCCCGTAATTGTCGCACACGAAATACCGCCCGACCGCTACGACGAGTTCATAATAAAAGACAACGTAGCCTTTGGAGATTGGGATTGGGACGTCTTGGCCAACGAGTGGAATCAAGATCAGCTTGTTGATTGGGGAATCGACCTATGGACTCCAAGCGACGATGTAGACCTCGACGGGATGTTCGATGAGGATAATGAGGAAGAGAAGCCCACGGACAACTTCAAGATTATTCTCGAATACACCGAAGAAGAGGGAGCAATCGTAAAAGACAAACTTCTAAAAGTAGCCTCAACCTTAGAGCAAGCCGTATGGAACCTCGTCAACCAATAAAGACCGTCATCGTTGACTTCGACGTAGTAGGATTTCACTACTACAAAGAGGCACCGAACGAAGTAAGGTTTCTAAGCGACAAGCACCGACACCTCTTTCGCATTCGAGTAGGCTATCGGGTAACGGACTCCAACCGAGAAAAGGAAATCTTCATTCAAGAGGACATCTTAAAAGACTACCTCGGAGAGGCCTACGGCATACCGTGTCATTTCAACGAGATGTCTTGTGAGATGATAGGAGAAGACATCCTAACGTTTGCGGCCGATGACGGAGCGGTGTGGGTTGAGGTCTATGAGGACGGACGAGGTGGAGCAAGAGTAGAGATATGATTGTACCAAATCAAACCAATCTTAAAGTTCACTTTGCAGGCCACGAGAATCTTGACTTTGCAATGCTTCACCACAGAGTTAGCAAGGTTAAGTATTCTCTTTTTAGCGTATTCGGTTTCATTGCTCCCAAATTTGGTATCAAGGCAGTACGTTACGATAAGTATCCGGATGAATTCGTCATTCAACACTTACAAGAAGGAGCGCGACACACCATAATGGACTCGGGTCTCTTCACTTTAATGTTCGGTGCTCACGCCGGAAAGAGAGACGAGGACTTTTTAACAAGATGGCAAGAGGCGATTGTAGAGTTCGTGGCCACTACGGGTTACAAGGGAACCATCGTGGAAGTGGATTGCCAAAAGATATTCGGGCCGGAGAAGGCTTGGGAGTTTAGGAAGCAACTCAAACAAATCTGCCCTAACAGACAGATAAACGTTTTCCACAAAGAAGACGGACAAAAAGGCCTCGACCGCCTAATCGAGTTTGCCAACTACATTGCCATCAGCGTTCCCGAACTGCGCATTACCAATCGCAAGACCTACAAAGATGATGTGGTTCGCCTCTCTCACTATATCAAAAACAAGAAGCCGGCTATTGACATTCACTTGCTTGGCTGTACCGAGAAGGGACTCTTGCAGAAGTGTAGTTTCGTCTCGTCAACCGACTCAACATCTTGGTTACAAGTCAACCGCTACGGCCAACTAACGTATGACTTTGGTAACGGTGCACAAAAGGTTAAGAACCGTAACATTAGGTTAGAAACCCTATCTGAAATGTATTATGACGAAATCAAAAAGATACTTGACTATTTGAAGACTGAGGTTACCACAAAAAGGTTAGATTATTATTCAAAGTACGCATTGGCGGGACAATTATTAAAAAAACAATACGGCATCTACGCCGGAGATCAAGAATGATAGTAGGAAAGAACTTCCGGTTCTATGCCGGACATAGGAATCTTGACCTAACGGGAAAGTGTTCTCGATTACACGGTCATACCTATCACGTAGAGTGCGGCTTTGAAATGAAGGCCGTTGGAGGCATAACGATGGTCTTTGAAGACATCGAAAGGTTAGTCGAACCAATCATTAAGGAGTTAGACCACCGTTTTCTCGTTCACGACCAAGACCCTCTTGCTAAGACATTGGGAGAAGCAAACGAGGAGTTCTTTATGGTGCCATTCACCACTTCGGTGGAAAACCTTGCAGAGTACCTATTCGACCGAATAAGAACAGAGGCCGGATTGCCAATCGTCAACCTCACCCTACGGGAGACTACCACCTCTTGGATAACCGTAAGCAAACCACTATGAACAACCTAAGAGTAACAGAACTATTCTACTCGCTACAAGGCGAGGGAGGAAGAGCCGGAACCGCCAACGTTTTCGTCAGGCTTCAAGGATGCAAGACAAAGGAGGCGTGCTACCAACTCGGCATTCGATGCGACACAGAGTTTGAAAGCGGGAGCGAGTATTCGCCCGACCAACTACTCCGTGAGATTGAAAAGATGGACACCGGAGCCTCCAAAAACATCATTTGGACGGGAGGAGAACCGCTCGATCAACTAACGACCGAACACGTTCAGTTTTTCAAGGACAAGGGATATTACCAAGCCCTCGAAACCTCCGGCCTTCAACCTACCGAGGCTAACTTTGACTATATCTGCCTATCACCCAAAGTAGCAGAACACGTTGTAGCCAAGAACTTCAAGAGCGTTCACGAACTGCGATACGTTCGACACAAGGGACAATCAATCCCCGAGCCAAAGGTCGAGGCCCTTTACTATTGCATCTCACCGCATTCCGACGGTTGGACAATCAACGACGAGAACCTTGCTCATTGCATTCAACTTGTCAAGTCAAACCCTAAGTGGAGACTCTCCGTTCAACAACACAAACAATGGAAAGTGTTATGACCAAACCTTTGCCACCTGCCTCGGCCATCCGCACCGTCTTAGAAGCATTTGATGACCCCGACCGTGAGGGACTTCGAGAGACCCCGAAACGCTATATCAAGTTTCTGACCGAATTTCTAAGCCCGCCGGAATTCGAGTTCACGACCTTCGATGCGGAAGGAATGGATCAGATGATCGTGCAAACGGACATACCATTCTACTCGCTATGCGAACACCACCTCGCACCGTTCTTCGGTGTGGGACATATCGCCTACATACCAAACGGCAAAATAGTAGGCCTTTCCAAATTAGCCCGAACCCTCGACCTTTACGCCCGACGTCTTCAAAACCAAGAGCGTATCACTATGTTGGTGGCCGAAAGGCTTGAAGAGGAACTATCCCCAAAAGGAGTGGCGGTGGTTATCAAAGCACAACATCTCTGTATGTCAATGCGAGGCGTCAAAAAGCCTAATACCTACACCACAACCTCTTGTCTCAAAGGGATGTTCAAAAACGACCTAAACTGTCGTAACGAGTTCCTCTCTTACATAGGCTAACTTTACAAACCTTACAGATGAGTCCTAAAAAGCAAGCAATGGTCGAAGCGATGGAGCAACAGCTTGGAGTGGTTACGGCCGCTTGCCGCCAAGTGGGCATCTCGCGTATGACTCATTACACTTGGTTAAAGGAAGACCCCGAATACAAACAAGCCATTGAGGAAATACCGGAGGTTTGTCTCGACTTTGCAGAGAACGTCCTTTTCAAGGCGATGAAGCAAGGCAACATCACTTCGGCAATCTTCTATCTCAAAACCAAAGGGAAGAAGAGGGGCTATATCGAACGAACGGAGACGCAAGACATCGGAGGGCCGAAGCAACTCGTCATCCTACGCGACACCAATGAAACCGATTAGAGTTTGTGTTCTAACCCCAACGACGGGAAACCCTTTGCTTACAAGAGCCAACCAATCCGTGGTCAATCAAAAGGTGCCATCGGGTTGGGAGGTCGACCATATCATCGTTTCGGATGGAACCCGCTATGAGTCAGACTCGCAAGCCCTTTTGCCCGACGGCCAAGCAATCTACACCGTTCCACACAACACAAACGATTGGGGAGGTGGACGATGGTATGGACATCGCTTGTATGCCTACTACTCTCAATTATTGAACGCCGACTTCATTCTGTTCTTGGACGAGGACAACTACTACTCGCCCAACCATATTCAAGAGGTAGTTTCAAAGGCCAACTCATACGGTATCGGGTGGTCTCGTAGGGCCATCGTCAAAGGCGAGGAATTGATAGGCTACGATGACTTTGAAGCAATATGCGACCCTGAAAAGGTTGGATATAACCTTATCGACACCTCAACGTGGTGCTTCCGAAGGGACTTTGTTCATTTGGCAATGGGCATTATAGGGGAATGGGGAGCCGACCGCAAACTAACGAAGCACGTTCTTGCCTCTCTCAACGAAGGTCACGTTAGACGGGCTTGCACACTCAAATACACGGTCTACTACGATTCACCCGACCACTTGGTAAACTTTTTTCGTGCATATTGTAGCCTACCCAATAAAAAGGTGTTGACCTCCATAGGGTAGTAGCGTATTATTCTATCAGTCCAAAAGGGACACCACTTAACCACCTAAACGGTAGAAACAATGGAATACTCGATCATCATCAACAACGACTTGGACAACGAAACGCGTCTGCCCGAAACCTTCGCTGACCTCGAAGAGGCGATGGAGATAGTCGACGCTATCAAAGAAGGGCTTGGGGAATCTTGGGGGGTATCCACCGGCTTTTACAATGAGTCCGGACGCTTCGTCAAGATGTACTACACGGGGCCACTTGAATTGTTGTAATCAAAAAGCCCGCCCTTCGGGGCGGGCACCACTTAACCACCTAAACGGACAACACGATGAAACGAACAGAACCCTCAACACCGGCAGAAGATTTCAAGGTTTGGAGCGAACACGCAACACCGGAAGAAATCGCTTATTGGCACTTCGACGCCGCCACCCTAACTGTGCCGAAGATTATTATAAAGTTGAAGCAATGTTTGAACGATCACGAAGAGGCGGTGCGTAATGGAGATGATACGGAACAGACACGCATTCGATTACAAATCGGCATCTACGCCGAAGAGTACGGCAGACGGCTTCGACTTAAACGGACAACACGATGACAAACATTGAAGCCGCAACCGCAGAAGACTTCCGCGCTTGGCGCAAAGCCGCTCGCTTGTGCAATAACGAAACACTCGTTCAACTAATCAAGAATTGCCGAGAAGCGGCTGACCAAATGCACAGACAAAGCAACCTCGTTAAAGCAGAATTCTACGAAGACCAAGAATGGATGTTTACATACGTACTCCGTGAACGCAAGCGCGTTATCAGTAAGACTTAACATCAACGAGGATAAACAATGACAAATCCGATTGTGTTGGTTCCATATATGCCAAACATAGACTCTCGCATAGTCCACGCGCAGAGGAT